ATACCTATTTGTGACTTAGCAATTCTTTTACCTAAATCTGAATCGTCTTTGACTGCGTAAACAATTGTGTTTGGGCCAAATGTAAGGTATGTACCGTCATCAAACTTTTTCTTTTCTATGTCTGCTTTAGTATACATTAAATCACCCTGTAAGATTTCTTTTAATCCAACTTTTGATAGGTATCTAAATGCCATTAAGAACTTGTTTTCCAAGTCACCTTTAAGTTCGGGTGCGTCTTTTATTTCTTGTTCAGAAGTGTAATGTAATTGTGCTTGGGTAAATAAAGATTTCTTTGCAACAAAGAATTTACCAGTTTCGGGGTGAGGCCCAGCCCATATAGCAGGTGCACCGTCCCATTTGACAGTCATATTTACTCTAGAGTTACTATTACCCTTGAGCATTTTTCGTAGTTCTATTAGAAAGTAGATAGCAGAGCGCCCACCATCAATACCATTATTGATAATCTCGTCTTCTAAATGTTCTAAGTGTAAATTTTTAACTGCCATAATAGTAGGCTACCACCTTTTGAAGTGTTTGTCTACTATTTATGTTTTTTGGAGTGGTGTCGAACTCAGGTGTTCTTCAATTACAGATATGGCTACAGTGAGGCGTTGCACCTCATCATCATTCTTATCTTTCCTAGCAAGTCTTAGTTCTTTTTTTAATGAAACTTTCTGTTGTATTAAATCAATAACCTCTTGCGATTTCAAATTCTTAGCCATAATAATACCATACTGTCTTACTATTTAGGTATTTTTATATTTTAAAGTCGCTATATTTTGCATTTTGACCCCTATCAAAGACAGGTGTATCGTCATCTTGTGCGATTGCACTATCAACAAGTTCTTCTTGTGCTTCTTGTTCGCAGTCATAGAACTTCATACGACTTCTATCAACTCCCACAACAAATCTCTTAAAGACTGTTGGGTCATTGTATCTGTTTTTCAATTGTTTGACCACCATTTGGTCTAACTCTTCTAACTCTTCGGACGTAATCAAGGCAAACATAAAGTCTGCAGTTGCAGGCAATCCAAAGGATTCAGAAGTATCTTCCAAACCAATATCAGTAGAACCAAATCCACTTCTAGTTGTTTGTGTTGCACTAACAATTGGTACATCATATTCCACAGCAAGTCCACGCATTTCTTCTGCTATACTCTTAACCAATGTGTAAGAGTTTGCACCACTGCCTGGCCTGATACGTAATGACGCACAAATGTTTAAGTAATCGATATAAATTATATCGGGTTTAAAATCTTTCTTTAAATCTAATTCTTGAAGTAAATGTCTAAAGTGTCCAACGTGAGCAGCTGCGGTAGGATATTCTTTAATGAACACTCTACCCTGTGTCTTATCTTTTAGTTTCTCAATCTTTTTACCATACATTGACTTGGACATATCAGGCAGTTCTTTGATTGGTACATTCATAATGTTTGAATCAATTCTTTCTGCGATTCTTTCCTCTGCCATTTCCATAGTAATGTACAATACATTTTTACCCATAAGTAAATGAGCAGAAGCACAATGACACATGAATAGTGATTTACCAACACCAGTACCTGCGAGACAGATGTTCAAAGTTTTATTTGGTAATCCACCCTTGGTAACTTTGTTGAAGTATTCCAAATCAAATGGTATCTTCTCTTCTTCTGTAGTATAGAAGTCAAACCTTTCGTCTGCGTCTTCCAATACATCATGACCTACGTTTGCGTCAAATGTAACTGATAATGCGTCTTTAAGAAGTTCAGGAATTTCACCTGTAGAACGTTGGGACTTCTTGTCAACTACTTCGATACTATCCATAAGTGCAAGATAGATTGCTCTGTCTTGACACCACTTCTCTGTTTCTTCTGTCAACCATTCTACAGGCGTTTCCTCTGTATAGGTTCCAAACCCACCTACAACCTTTTTTGCTGAACCAAGAATAACGTCTGAAATTTCTTCATTGCTTTCTAGGTTTATGAGAAGTGCTTCGGTTGTAGGGGGTTTGGAAAACTTTAGAAAGTATTCCTGTATTTCTCTGTATACAGTTCTTTCATCTGATTCAGTGAAATATTCTCCTTTAATATAAGGAAGGACTTTTCTGCTAAATGTTTCGTTAAGAACTAGATTCTTGAGAATCGTCTGTTCCAGTCTTTGATTTTCCATACTTAAAATACTCGTTAACTACTATTTCTAATTGTTCCATAACATCGTCCGTAAAAAACTTTTCGGGATTGTTATTGATTGTCTTACCGTATTCTGTTTTACCATTTGGTAATAGGACTCTCGTTCCTTGTTTCTTGAATACGTCAAAGGCAAGAGCAAGGTCTAACAGACCATAATATCTATCAAGACCTTTATCATATGTAAGTCTGACATCTACCATTCTGTTTTCTACAGTCAACCTTGATTTAGCATTCTTACAATGAATGATATTACCAATAATTTCTGTACCGTCTTTCTCTTTCCTCTTAGACAAGAAGATAATTGAAGAAGCTGCATATTTGAGACCACTTCCACCACCCATTTCTTTTTGTGGGAACATGGAACCTATAACGTCATAAGTGTGATTGGTTACAATCATAGGAACTTTTGCACGTCCTAGTTTAAGAGTCAATACTCTAAATGCACCTTTAGTAATTTGTGCACGAGTCATATCCTTTGTCTCTTTTCCTTCTGCAGTATCTTCAATCTCTTTAGTAGTTGATAACATACCAAGAGAATCTAAACAAAACATCATTTGTGGACGTTCTGATTCATCAGTCTCAAGATACTTATCAAGTATGCTAAGGGATTGGTTTCTGAATTCTTGAACCGTGACTACAGGAACAATAACAATACGACTAGAATCGATTCCTCGTTCTTCAATCATATCTTTTGTTAATGCAGATTCTGATTCAAAATAGATTACTGCTGAGTCAGGATTATCTTCCAAGAATTTTTGACAAATTCCTAAGGCAAAATATGTTTTACCTGTTGCTGATTCTCCTGCGAGTGCAGTAATTTTGTTCATTGGTAGTCCACCGTGTAGCGAACCACTCAATAAAGCGTTGAAGATGTACGAACCACTGTCGATAAATGAATCGACATCTCCAGCTGCAACACCGTCAGCAACGACACCTGCGTATTCGTTTCCTGACGCTTTTGCTAAATCTTTAATAAATGACATAACACTTCTCCATAATGTATAACCATTATACTATCTATAACAGATTTCGTATAGTGGTTTTTTAATGTTTTTTACCGTTTCCGTTTCCGTTTTTTAATTTCTTAGAATCGTCAAACTTAATGATTTCTTCAATCATTGTTTTTATACAGTGTAACTCAGATTCAATGTGTATTATGAATGCAAATATAATACCTATCATTGACAAATAGATAATGTCCATCCATTCAATCAACATTATATTATCCCTGCCATATCATATGACATGATTATTTTTTCTTCATCGATTAATCTTTTTCTATTCACCATGTGTTGTTCTTGGATTGCATCTTTGTTTCCACCAAAGTAAGGAACCGCATGTCCCTCTTCTACTAAAACTTGTGTTGCAAGTTTTTCTTCACCGTCCATGTCAACTTGGAAGTCTCCTAGTATTCTACCAAACTTCCCTTTCATATCTTCACCGTTCTTATTGATTTGAGTCTGTAATATAGCTTGTTTACCTAAAATTTCTTTTAAACGTGCTTTTGAAGCAAGACCAAATTTCTTTTCAACTTTGTCTCTTGTTCGGCTCTCAGGTGTATCGATGCCCATCATTCTAACTCTTTCGTCAGTTAAAACAACACCGAAGCCCAAGTCGATATCCACATCTACTGTGTCTCCATCTATGACCTTTATAATTTTTGCTCTATATTCGTACATACCCTTTATTTATGAAAAGGGTCTGTTCCTTACGTAAAAAAAGAGTCCAAACTTGCCACTGGTTCAGGATTCCAACCAACCAATCCAATGACTGCTTTCAACGGTTCGACAAATGCTTTATCAAATTGTTTATCGTGGTCAACGAAACGGTGTAAGTCAAACTCTTTAGGAAGAGCACCAATGAAAGATATAACATTTTCATTGAGAGGGTTAGGTGTTGTTAGATATGTAAAGTGTATCTGTTCTGCTTCTTTGATAACTTCATATCTCATATCAAGGTTTTTATCTTGCAAGAGTTTGTTATACAGCAATGCACCTCTTGTATGAATCGGAGTACCTTTACTGTATATGTTTGTTCGGTCACCGTATTGTTTTAATCCTCTGCAACCTCTAGGGAATGCAACGTCCTCAGGCGGAAGCGTCCTAAAGTCTCTACGGGCAGTCTCTACGAATTCCCACAAGTCTTGTTCTGTTCCATTCATAACTACATTGAATGCGTCTGTTAGTTTACCTCTCACCCATTGTGGTGTACTGGACTTTGCAGTTTCAATCCCCATCATTTTTAATTTGGGTTCGTGTAATCTAACACCTTCGTTATCATGTACGTTTAGAATGTAACGTTTCTTCGCAGTCCAAATACCTCTGTCTGCAATTACCTCACGTCCCATTTCCATTTTCTGTTGGAATGCATTTGTATTCTGTGCAAGTTGTTCATATCCTTTTGCAAGAACAGGTTCAATAGTATCTTCTGAAATAGTATTCAGAAAATCTATAATTTTTGTCTTCGGTGTGTCTTCGGGGAATACTTGTTTAACTAAATCGTCTAGTGTAATGTACAACGAATCTGTATCGATAGCAATCACGTAGTCCTTACCTTCTGTTTTGAGGACTTGGTTTAACCAATCATTAATTGTTTTCTCACCCCACTGAATAATTAACTGACCCGAAGTTGTAATAGCTTCTGCGAGGTCAACAGAAAAGAATGCGAACCATTGATTAGCAAGAGCACCGTAAGCACTGTTCAATGCAATCTTACGAACTTGTTGGTTGTTATACGCACGTTTGATAAGTGTATTAAGTTGTTTTTTTCTTGCCCTGTCTTTACATGATTCACTCTCAATCTGATACTCAATCATTTTCTTCTTCCACAACTTTCTCTCGTCATAGAATTGTTCCATGAGTTCAGGAAGAAAACCCTGTTTATCTTTTCTGAATTGTGCACCATTTGGTGTTACCGCATAATCACCTGTTATTTTAGTTTTACCTGCTAACAGTTTTTCAACGGACATGTCTACCTTACCCCTTATCATTTTTTCGGGTGAGATATTGTATTGCATAATGATATGCGGATACAGTGAATTCAAGTCAAATGATACAACCCAGTCATGACCACCTACAAGTGGTTCTTTGACATAAGCACCTTCAATCTTACTAGTCTTTTCTTGTCCACGCAATTTCTGTGGTGGTGTTTGGATTCCCTGTTCTTTGAGGAAGTTGTAAATGATTGTTTCCCAATACTTCACCATTCCAAATGTATCTGCGTAATTACATTTAGCAGTATACGCCATGGATTGAATCAGTTCAATAAATCCAAGTTTGTCTTCAAGTTCTTCAATCAGTTCCACGTCACGAACATTGTATTCCAAAAACAATGGGTAATTAGTTCTGTATAATGTGTGTAAGGAACCGTATTCTGAATAATCTAGTTTACCTTTACCAAGTTCAACCTGTGCTATATGGTCAAGTTTGTAACTCTCCTGTTTAACAAAGGTATTCTTTTTATACAGTTCTAGGTAATCAAGAACATTAATACCATACAATGTGTATACTTGATTCTTTTGATAACCGTACTGCGTGAATTCTCTTACATCAGACATTCTCCATGGAGAAAGTTTCTTGTGATATCCGTCACCGAATAATCTATCAAGTCGATTGCAAAGATAGGTAATATCAAACGAGT